CACCAAATCAAAGTCAAGTTTTCTTCCCAACATCTTCTGCAAATTTAATACGTCAAAATGTGAACGCATTGTTGGAGGATATGTTGGCAAGTCAATATACATTTGTTCTACATTGTCAAACTGTAAAGATGGAGTTGGTTCTGTCAAAATCAGATAGAACCACAAGTCATCACGAATCTCATTTAGAAGTTTAATTTGATTCTTGATAACTTGAATATAACTGTCCTTCTCCAAATCTTGTTGGAAAGTTACGTTTGGATATACCAAAATACGAACAGTCTTTTGTGTCTTACGTTCTTTGCCAATTGTAAATAGGTTCATCGTATAATATCAATCTTGTTCATAGTGTCTTGATTCCAGACTTCTAGTTCTTTACGAACCTTACCTTCTGTTATCATCTTCTCATAACGTTTAGTTGCAAGTTTCTTCCACCATGCAATCACGTTCTCTAATTCAAAGCGGTCAAAGTTTTCTGCCTTGATTAATTTGTCTGTCTTACCCAACAAAACATCTTTTGTATTTGTGTAACCATACTCACCCATGTAAAATCTTTTCTGAGTAGTAACATCTCCTGCTCTTGCAATCTCTTTTGTAAACAACTCATATGCTTTTGTATCATGTTCTTTTAGAGATGCCTTGATGATACCAACCATCTTTGTTTGAGTCTTCAGTTTACGAGATGATGCTGCCTTGTGTATCAAGTCCTCACCACCATTCTTCTCTGTAAACCAATCACGCATTTCAAAATAGATATCTTCACCTAGTGTCAATAGAAACTTAGATTCAGTATCTCCTTTGTATCGTAAATATGGACGCATACCATCATACATGGATGCACCTTTGATATTACCATAAAGAGAAGTAGTCTCAAAAAGACAGAACTCTGTATCGTATTTTTCATTCAACATTCTACGACTTGCATGAGAACAACAGATTGCTGCCATCAGTTTACCACCAAGATAGTTATATCCAAACGGTTGCACTGGAACAATATTGAACCCCATGATAGCACGTTTGTTGAAGATATCCAAATCTGGAACTCCACCCAAGTAATCATTACGAGGTTTAGAGTTAATCAATGGAGAACCGAAACGAATAAATCCAACTGCTGTATCAGTGTTTGTTTCCATAACAAGTAACTTGAGAGTCTTGCCTGGGTTCTCATCTGGTGAGAACGATGCAGTCATCTCAAGCATTGTGTCAAATGTTTTACCTTGAACTTGAACTACTTTAAAGTCCATGTCTTGTGGATGCATATCATAGTTTTGAAACATATCATCCTCAAGTCCAAGTCCAGGCAATGCACGAGGAATATTTCTTACACGTTCAATCTTACGAGCACGAAAATAATCGTCAATCCGTCCAAAGTCTTTGAAGTAGTTCATCAACTTTGTTGCGGCATATATTGCATCACTTCGTTCTAGTATCATCCAAAAAAGTCCTCAAGGGTTGTTTGTGTCCCATACGACCTATCAATATTCCAACCAATCTGGTTCATAATGAAAACCAGTGGTTCTACAAAAGATTTGTCGAATTGTTTATCATAGTCTAATTGTGAGTGAATGTCAAGTTCTTTTGGTAATTTTGTAATATATGTAATTACGTTAGTTTGCATACGATTGGGAGTTCTCATATACATAAACTTGATTTTGTCACCTTCATTAATAAGAGGATACCTATTAATCAGTTTGTTTTCTTTAACATAGTGGTTATACAACAATGCACCTTTACAATGCATTGGAGTTCCCTTCTTGAATATAGAGTTACTATCAGTCCAGTTCTTTAGTCCGTTTACAGAACGAGGGAAAGATATCTCTTCTGGGGATAGTTGCATAAACTCTTTACGAAAATCTTGAATGAAGTTGTTCACATCTTTCTCAGTTCCAGACATGATAACTTTTAGTGCTTGTTTAATCTTTTCACGACATGGGGCAGGAGTTGATGACTTGACTGCCTCAATACCCATAATCTTGAGTTGTGGTTCTTGATAACGAACACCTTCAACATCCCATGCATTTAGAATGTAACGTTTCTTTGCAGTCCAAATACCCTTGTCTGCAATTACCTCACGTTTCATCTGCATCTTTTGGTCATATGCATTTACATACGAAGCAAGAGCTTGATAACTCTTATCAATAAAAGGTTCAATTTTCTCTTTAGCAATTCTGTCCAAGAAGTCCACCACCTTCCTGTGACCCTCACCTTCCGATATAGAATCTCTGTCCTTAAACACTTCATTAACAAGTCTGTCAAAAGTGATATATACTGAATCCGTATCTGACGCAATAACATAGTCTACTCCATCCGTCTTTAATATTTTATTCATGTAGATGTTCAGTGATTTCTCAATCCATCTAATTGACAATTGACCAGAGGTAGTAATACCTTCGGCAATTCTCAAGTCATAATAACGAAACCATTCATTACCAATCGCACCATAAGCAGAGTTCAATGAAATCTTTCGTGCCATCTGAATGTTTGTAAACTTTGAAACATCCTTCAGATATTTGGGGTCTTTGGTATCTTCGTATTTTTGTTTTGCCTCCAACATCTTCTTCTTGTAGATGGTTCTGTCATTATACATACTCTGCATCATTTCAGGCAAGAACCCCTGTTTGTTCTTAGAGAACATTGCACCATTAGGTGTTAGGGTTACATTGTCTTGAGGAAGTATTGGAAGTTTCTTGCCTTGCAACATATAATCAACATCAATATTGTCTGCAACTTGAGGCAACAAAGTCTCTGGTGAAATGTTGTATTGCATAATCAAGTGTGGATACAGTGAGTTCAAGTCAAAAGATAGAACCCATTTATGTTGTCCAACTTGTGGGTCTTTGACATATGCACCAACATACTTGTCAGATTTAGAAGCACCCCTCTTTTGAGGAATGACAATCTTCTTACTACGCAAATGATTGTAAATCAAAATGTCCCAATACTTCACAGAAGTAAATGCATCAGACATGTTTACCTTTGCCTCATAAGTCATAGTTAGAAGCAAGTCAATCAGTTTCATCTTGTCGTCAATACGGTCAACAAGTTCAACGTCTTGAATATTGTAGTCAATAAATGATTGATAGTCTTTTGTATACCAATCACGAAAAGTGTCGTAGGGATTTTCGTCTTTACGTTCACCAAGTTCAACAAAACCGATATGGTCAAGTCGATAGGATTCTTGATTAGAATAAGTGAACTTACGATAGAGTTGTAGATAGTCAAGTCCTTCAACACCAAGAATATCATACACTTGGTCTTTACGTCCAAAACCAGAGTTCACCATTCGTGAACTTACAATACCCCAAGGTGAAAGTCTGCGAACTGCTTCCTCACCCATAACCTTTTCAATACGGTTGACAATATAAGGAATATCAAAGAACTCAGTGTTCCAACCAGTAATAACGTCTGGATGGTCAGATTCCCACCATGCAAGAAATCTTGCAAGGAGTTCACGTTCTGTTGGACACTTGATATAATCTACATCTTCACGAGATGTTGTATAATCATGCAATCCCCAAACTTTGATTTCACCAGTTGAGTGGTCTTTGATTGTGATAGACAACATCGGTTCCTCTGCTTTGTCAGCATAAGGAAATCCATTCTCACACTCAACCTCAATATCAATAGTAATCTTTTTGATAAGGTCAGAATCGAATTGAATTTGTTTTGGGAACTTCTCTGAAATATAGGTATAGGGAAACTGTGTCAACCCATAGACTAACCAAGGTTGACTTTCATATCTTTCAACAAACTCTTTTGCTTCCTTGATAGTAAGAAACTGCATTGGATTGAGATTCTTACCATCAAGGGTTGTCCATCCTGTAGGTTTCTTTACAGGAACAAAGAGTGTTGGTTCATATCTTACCTTCTCCGTGTATCGTTGTCCATTGCGAACACCACGAACAAGTAAATCATTGCCCCACTGGGCAACGTGTGTATAGAAATTCATTTAACCTACCTTCATTCAACTTAACATCATTATATAATAAGAAGGGGGGTATGTCAAGAGAAAAGAGTGTATTGTGTCTGTTCTTCTTTTGCGAAATGTTTATCTATCATATCAATCACATCTTGATATTTTGCAATCTCAAGCATCTCACGTTCCATTGCATCAATAATATCTGGATGTTCACCAATCCCTGCTGGATTGTTTAGATATACCAGAACATTTGCTTTGTGTTTTGCAATATGTCCTTCTGCGTGTTTTCTTAGAGCATCAAGTAGCATCATCATTTCCTTTCCAATTATCAC